TCAACACCCAACTGTAATGTTTCTGCCGCACCACTATTTAAAACTGTTTTTGTTAGTGAACCAGAAACTACTATTTTTGTATTTAATTTTCCTGAAGTTGTGTCTGTATTAGAAATAGAAACAGAACCGCCACCTGCCGCCGCCGCCGCCGCAGAAGCACTCGCCGCCGCCGCACTTGCGGAAGAAGCACTATTTGCCGCAGAAGATGCCGAAGCACTTGCAGAAGATGCACTATTCGTTGCTTGAGTAGTTGCTATTACTGCTTGAGCTGTAGAAGTTGATGCTTGAGTTGTTGCAATTACTGCCTGTGCTGTAGAAATTCCTGCTTGTGTAGTTGCTATTGTTGCTTGAGCAGTTGAAATTCCAGCTTGAGTAGTCGCTGTTGTAGCTGAATTTCCTGCTGTAGTAACATAACCTTGTAGTATTGCTTCTTCTGTAATTGATATTTTTGCAATTACTTCAATATAAATTAAATCACCAGCATTAGCAGCAACACTTAATGTTAAAGTATTTCCATTGGTTAAAGTGTAATCTTGACCAAGAACAATTCTAACTCCATTTACAAAAACAAAACAATTTGCTTGAGCTGTAAACGAAAGTGTATTTGAATTGTTATCTACTCCAGTAAATACTGTTTGACCAGCTGTTGCTGTATAATTGTAAACATTAATTAATGCAGAAACATAATCAGATGCTGTCTGCCATCCTGATGATGTATAAATCTTTAATCTAGAATTTGCTGTGTCATACCATAAATCTCCAATGTCTAAAGAAGTTGTTGGCTGTGTTGATGATACTCTGTAACGTGCTACGAAATCATTTACTGAAGCTATATTTGCTCCTGCTATATTTACGTTAGCAATATTATTTCCAACTGCATTTACATTTGCAATGTTATTAGAAACAACTTCAATCTCTGATGTAGCTTCTTGAAGATCATTAGCTACTTCAACTACTTTTAAAATCTCTGTGTAAACTTCATTTACTTTAGTTATGTTGTCAGCAACAGTTGTAATGTTTCCAGATATTGCAGATACGTTATTTATATTTGTTTGCTCAACTGATGTTGGAGTCAATCGTCTCCATGTAGTATTTCCTAAATCATAAACTTTCATTACATTGTTTGTAGTGTCAAAATATAAAGCACCATCAATCAATGCGTTTGAATCATTATCTAATGTAGGATCAGTTGCTTTAACTCCTAAATATCTATCGTCAAAAGAATCATAACTAGCTGCTGCAGAAGATGCACTAGAACTTGCAGAAGAAGCAGAACTAGAAGCAGATGATGCACTTGACGCTGCAGCGGATGCACTAGAAGCAGCTGCGGTAGCAGAAGCTGTAGCAGATGCGGCATCAACTAATAAATCCCATTTAGCAGAATCAGCGTTAGAACTAATTGGAGTAGTACCTGTTGAAGTATGACCAGTATTACAAAAATAAATATTATTGTTTGAAGTATCTTTAACTATATCTCGTGCTGAATATGTAGTTGCTGTTGTCCAGTTTCCTGCATAAGAACCTAATTCTTGTGATACAACTAATTCTCCATTGTCATCAAATCCAAATATCTTTCCAGCTCTAGATGCTGAACCAATATAGAACTCTGTTGAGTTCATTGTATTTGTTTTAGATAATTTAATTGATCTATTAACTTCTTCTTGTAGTTGCTGAACTACCATCATTGCTCTGTCTAAACCTTCTTCATGAGATTCAGCTGGAAATGTATCGTTAGTTATGTAATCAAGAGATTGTGTTTGTGGAATATTTCTTATTAAAACAACAACTTGTGTATTTGTTGGAATGTTACCTTCAGTAAATGTAATTGATCCTCCACCAGAATTTCCTTCTCCGGCAACTGTATAATGTGTATTTAATGTTTTAATTGTTTCTGATCCTGAAGCTGATCTGATAATTACTTGTAAATCTGAATCTTGAAATATTTTAAATGTATAGTTAAACGTAGCCGTTGAGCCATTACCATTGTAACTATTCTTAACTGTAGTTGATGATATTGTCATATTTCTTTCTCTATAATTGCTATATTAAATTATGTTCATTATGTCTATAATTACTTATTTAACTTCTTTTGTTTAACCTCTTCTCTTTTGGCTCTTAATAAATCAGTCTTTGTAGTTACTTTAGCATCTATTGCTTTTTGAACTTCTGGATATTTTCTTAACATATCTTGATATGCAATATCTTTGTATTCATCATAAATTACTTTAAGCGCAAGTTCTTTACCGCCAATATTACCATCCTCACCTTCTTGAAGTCTTTTATATCCACTTGAATTTATCTCTTGCTCTAATCTTTCTTTAAGAGTTCTTCCTGAAGTGTTTGTTGTTTTACCAATTCTCTCAACCCAATAGTCATAAGCCGATTGTTTTCCTTGTTTAATGTCAGTTAAATCTACATCGCTCTTTTTAGTAAATGGCTGTCTAAATGGAACTTTAAGTCTAAATAATTCATATCTAACAGGATCATCTTTAACATCTATAGATTTACCAACTAATGCTGGTCCCATAGTTACTCCAGAAATAGATATTATTCCATCTGGATTCCAAGTTAATCCTGCATTAATTTTGCTAATAGGTTCACCGGTTAATATATCTCGTTTAGGATCTAGAAATACAGAACCTAAAGAAGATCTTTGTATAACAGCATCAAGAAAAGATCTTGTTTCGTAAGATGTTTTTTCAAATTCACCTCTAAACGCTCCAAAAGGAATTGCATTACCAACTATTTTTCCAAGTAAAGATTGAACAGTATTATCAGTTGGATTAGCAAGAGTTTCAAATGTATCAGCAATACCTCTCATGTATGCTTTTCCTAATGTGTTTTTGTAAATAGAAAGAACTATTCCTAATGTAGCAGCTTCTTTGTCGTAATCATTTATATTATTTATATTTTCTTTTATGTCTGCAGCTAAACCAAATATATAAAATCTAGGATCCATTCTGTTATATTGAACATAAGTTACTGATCCATCTTTATTAACCATACCAATTGAATAAGGCTGCCATCCATATTCCATCCATCTTTTTTTAACATCTAAATTTGCTGGACCATTTCCTGTAAGCAAAGGTAAAGTTCTTCCATCTTTAGTTTCAATAGATGACATTGCATAATCTAATGCAAGCAACGCTGTAGAAACTCCAAACATTTGTCTTCCAATAACTTCAGCTCTTGCTCTAGGATCTCCAGATCTCCACATCTCTCTCATTTGTTTTGTATAAACACCCCATACAGGAATTCTATTTTCAACATGACGCCAGATGTTCGTAGGAGTTTTAACAAATGGTGCCATAAATCTTAAACTAGGATGAGCATATAAGAAAGTTTGAATGCTTGAACCCCAATCTCCATAAGATCCACCTCTAATATCATTTGTTAAAGTTGATTCTTGAGCATATTTAAGAGCATCTGCGGCTGTTGGATTATTTTTAACATTTGCTCTACCATCTAAATCAAATGCTTCATCCATTATTTTTTTAATATTTGCTTTTCCTTCTTTGGAAGAAATACTTAAACCTCTTTCCATAGTATTATTTATAGCGTTTGCATATATTCTTCCTCTGTAATTCATCTGTTTAAATAATTCATCTGAAGTAACCATAAGTCTAGTAGGAATATCAATTGCATTACCAATCCAATCAATAGCTGTTCCAATCTTTCCATTAAATCCTAAATTTGCACCGCTAATTGTTTTAACTGCTTTTCCATTTATAATTTCTAAACTATCTAATGTTCTATTTTTTGGATCTAACACAGGATCAGATTGTTTAAGCGCTAACCATGTTGCTCTCCATGTATCTTTAAAATTATTAATTAATCCTTGATACTGTGCAAATCCTAATCTTATTGCTCTATGATCTCTTCTAACTATTCCTCCACCAATCATTTCCAATGGTCTAACGATCATTTCATTTAATGAAGAAAGTATTTGAACTTTTTGAGTTCCTGTTCCTGATAATAAAGAATTTACCATTGCAGTGTTATAAACTTCTACTGCTTTATGATATTTAGTTTTAGCAACAATATTTAAAACTTCTTCAGGTTTTGCTTTAACAATTTTATTAGCAATAGTTATAGCATCGCCTTCGTATTCTTTTATAATGTTAGCAAATTCTTCAGCGTCAAATCTTGTTCCTGATTTACCAACTTTAATATTTCCTGCTTGAGTTGTTCTTGCAGCGTTTCTTATTTGGTTTTTTAAAGAAACAACTGTACTTCTAATGACATCTCCGTATTTTAAAATTTCTTGTTGAGCTTCTTTAGTCCAAAGATTTTTATCTTTACCAAATTTTTGAACATAATTTTGTGAAGACTTAATCATATTTTCAGCTAAATCTTGAAGAATTACTTTTGAAGCAAGCATTCTAACAACAGCCTGTTCACTTTGAGCTGAAATTTGTGGAAGTATTTTTAATATTTCTTCTTTATCTCTAGCAAGAAGATAAGCAAGTTCTTCGGCAGTTTTATTATTTAATACATCATTTTTTAAAAATGCTCTTTGTTCAGCGCTAAATAAATCAGATACAGTATCAATAGTATGAAGAACATGTTCTGAACTGTTAAATGATTTTGTATTTAAAATTGATTTAATAAAAGATTCTGAATCTTGTTTTGCTGTTGTTTCTCCTATTTTAATTACTTCTTCTAATTTGTTTATATTAATAGCAGGATTACCATCTGCAATTTGTTTCTTAACAAGAGGAGCATCTAAATTACCTTTCTCTATTTCTTTAAGAGCTTCGCCTGCTTCATTATATACTTTTTGTTTTTCAGCGACGTCAGCTATTCCATTTGCTTTTTTAACGGCTTTAATACCAACGAATGTAGCTAATTTATTTGCGACTGCTGGTACCGCTGCAGCACCTTTAAATCCTGCACTAACAACAGTTCCTGTAAGCATACCTTCAAGAACGTTTTTAACTCTTCCTTCCCATTCAGTGTCGTCAGGATCTGAAGCAAGATAATTAGTAACAACGTTATTAAGTAAAGGAGAATCAGATTGAGTTAACCAATTAGATAATCTTTCTTGATTAGGATCCCATACAGTTAAATCTGTAATAGCTCCTGCAGTAACTCCTCTTAAAGACCAAAGACCAAAAGTTCCACCAACTCCAAACATTTTTAAAACTTTATTTGGACCATAGAAACCAGTTATAAATTGAGACATTGATTCTGTAATATTTCCTGATAAAGTTTTTGGATTATAAAAAACTGGAGCTTTACCACTTGATAAATTTTCCTTTTTCAAATCTTCTTCGTTAACAAATTTTGGAGTAAAGTCTTTAAAAGATAAAACTTCTTCTTCACTGAATTTTGTTTTAGCTCCACCAAATATATTTAATGCGCTATTTGGAAGAACTTGATCTGTTAAAAAAGTAAGTTGATTATAAGCTCCTTTTGTTATTCCTTGCGCAGATGATAAAGCCATATCTCCTAATGTTCCCCAAAAACCAATGCTATCTTTTTCAGGATTCTTAACTAAACCAGACTGAACAGGTTCAATTAATTTAAACTGTTCTTCATATTTGTTAAAAAATTCTTCAACTTTTGGAGAAAATGTTTGTCTTGGTTTTTCTTTTGGAATTGAATTAACAGCACCTTGATCAACTAAAGCAGGATCAATTTGATTCATTGTTTTTGGAATATCAGCGGAAGCTGCTTTTGTTTCTAAATTTTCAAATTGTTTATTTACTTCTGGACTGACTACTGTTGTCTCAACTGGTTTAGTTGAAACTGTATTTGTTGTTTCAATCGTTGGCATGTTATTAATCTTGTAGGCGTTTTGATAAAGCTGGTAATGTATCTTCTAAAAATGCGTTAACATCTCCTTTTCCATTTTTATCTTTATAACCAAACTTTACTGCTTCTTTTACTAATGGATGATCAGCACTAGGATTTTTTACATAATCTTTTCTCATGTCATTTAATTCACCAAATAAAAAATGATAATTAACTTTATTGTTTTTGCTGTAGATAGAATACTTATCTATCTTTATTGCTTCATATTTATTAATAACTTCATTAGCTATATCTCTTAAAGCAGCTTTTTTAGTTGCATTATCTGCATTTGTATTAGCTGATAAATATGCTGAAGATCTTTGTTTATATTCATCAGTTGCTAAAATTGCTGTATTTTTATCCTGATCAGATCTCATAGTTGTTGAAGTAGAAAGTTTATTATAAAAATTTGATTCAACTCTTTCATTTTGCTCTGTCTCAAACTTAACAACTTCAGCATCATTGTTAGCTTTAATTTTTAATTCTTCATGATTTCCTCTTTCTTTAAATATTTTTTCTTTAAACCCATTCCACTCTGCTAAATTTTTATCAGTTATAATTTTTGTTCCATCTGGCTTTGTTAAATTCTCAACTTGTTTTACAAGTTTTACAGCTTTGTCATAATCAGAGTTAATATCACCAGCTACAGCAATATTAGATATTGTATTCTTGTATGTTTCTATAAGTAACTTTGGTAAATCTTGATCTTTAACAAATGTTTGAGCATTATTATTTTCATATATTTCTTTAAAAGTTTCTGATGGATTTTCAGAGTTAAGAACTTTAGTTTTAACATCAGATAACAATAACATTGTTTTAACGCTATTAATTTTTAATTCTTTAGCAACATCATTTAATTTATGTAAGTTAGAATATTCTTCAGCTCTTCTTATCATTTGATCTTTGTATTTGTATTGCTCATAAGGATTATCTGCATTCTGTTCATAAGCAGCAGCATCTGTTGTTTGACCAGTATTATAGATTCCATTAGATTCTTTTTCTAAAGCATCAAAAGACATCTTCTTTATTTTAAGAACGTTTTGACCATATTCTAAATCAAGTTCTTGTTTAAGTTTATCTCTTACATTTGCATTAGTAATTTTGCTTAATTCTAATTTTGAATATTCATTAAAATCGTTTGTATAATTTTTAAGCGCATCTTCTTCATTATAGTTGTCTTTTTGTCTTTCAAGAAAAGTATCTGATGTTCCTTTAATCTCATAAAACTTTTTCTTTGCTTCTACTGAATCTTGTAAATTTTGTTTTGTAATATAAAAATCATTTATCTTTTCTAATCCTGCTGCAATTTGAGATCCAGCTCCTCCTGATAAAGGAACTTGAAATTGAGTTCTAACTTCTGGTGAATTTGCAGTTAATTGAGTTTGTGATGAGAATGTAGGAATTTTTGGCATAGGTTAAGCAAATGGGTTTGGCATATCATTTAATAATGATTTACCTTGTGGTGATTGAGAAAAAGTTCCAAATCCTTTAACAAGAGTTCCAATAGCAGCAGATCTTCCCATTTGTCTTGCATACTGTCCCTGTACTCTATCCATAACAGCCTGATTACTTTTAGAAATTTGTTGTACTTGAGAATTGTAAGTTATAATATTTTTTTCTATTTGTTTTTGAACTTCATTATTATGAAGAACACGCAAACCAGAACCATTAGATAAATCTGCGCCTGAAGTTAATATTCTAACTTTTGATTGCGCTTGAAGTTTATCAAAATTATCTTCAAATCTTGCAAGTTCTAATTCTGTTTGTTGTCTAATAGCTTCTTTTTCTTGTTCAGCTATTTCTGCATTTCTATTATAAACTCTTTGATTAAATCTTCCTGCTGCATCTTTATTAGCAGCATCCATTACAGTTGATCCAAGAACTACATAAGGTACAGCTTCCATTAAAAAATCCTCGCAAATCTATAATGATCAGTTCCATCCATTCCGTAACTCTTCATTAATCCTTCATTAGTTAATCCTAACCACTTTGCAAATCTAATTCCAATTCCGTAATCAACTCTTACTGCAGTTTGAACTCTTTTAATGTTATTAGATTTTGCAACGTAATCAAAATTTTGTTTAATAGCTTTTGCAATAGTAACTGGATGATTCCAGATTTTATCTGTTGCTAAAACCCATCCTTCACCAACTCCATTCCAAATTTTTTTAATACCAGCAGAAGCGATAACTTTATCATTTATAACACAAGTGAATGCCATATCTTTCTCTTCTAGGTTAGAACTTTCTTTAATGTAATCAATTTCTAAATCACTGATCACATGGTTTAATTGCGAAGCCATGATTATTTTACCATGCTTTGCAATATAAGGAATTACAAATAATTTATTATCCATCATTTGTTACCAATCTTGGATATATAGATAAAATTGTTAAAGGTAAAGGTTGTGTTTGTCTTACAAAGATATACCCATCTGTTTCATAATTACCTCTAAACTCAACTGACTTATCTCCTGTAAATACCGGAATAGCTTCATCCATATTGTTAGCTGAAGATCTAAATGGAATTTCTTCCATGTTGTTTAAATCTGGACCAACTTCAACTCCAATAGATTCATATAATCTAATAGATACATCATAAATTCTTTTTGTTTTAGCTTGTGATGTTCCATCTTGAGATCCTGCATCTATTCTCATTGTTTGTAATATTGATGTAAAAGGTAAACCCACTTTAACTTTACTTGATGGTCTTGATAATGTTATTGATCCTGAAGAAACAACTCTATTTGGATGAGTTGCTCCATCTGCAAGAACAGCTACTGTTTGACCATTAAGATGACTTAAACCAGTAATAGTTGTAGTTGGCGAACCTGAATAAGATAAAGATGAATCTAAAAAATTAAAAGTTGTATTATCAGTTTCATCAAAATCTAAATTATTAATATATTCAACATATCTTTTTGTTGTTCCACCAATTGTACGTTTAACAATAACCCAAGTTTGATATTCTTTTTCATCTGTTGGAATAGTTGCAATAGATTCACACATAGCAATACCATTTCCAAAAGAACCACCAAATACATGATGATGCCAAGCAACTACTTGTTGTTCTCTCTGATAAGTTAATCCAACTAATTTTCCATCTTCTCTTACACACCAAATAATTTGATTAGGTTCTTGTTGATATGACATATTATTAATTCCAGATTCTGAAATATGTTCAGCAAGAATAGTCATGTCAGGTGCAACATAACCATCTACGTCATAGTTATATGCTAGTTCTCTAATTTTTCTTTTAGCTCTTTGTAAAAACAAAGTAACGTTACCAACTGGTACTGCATCTATATTTGCGCATCCATGGTTAGATTGTTTTTTAATTAATATGTTAGTAGGAGTTACAGGATCATCAGTACCACCACCTGATACTGAAAACTCACCACCTACTGTGCCAACGATTAATGTTCGTGTTGCAGATAAAAATCTAATTGCGTTAACTTGGTTAGATGCAATGGTATAAGTAATAGCGTCATCATCAGCAATTGTTCCATGATAATTTTCATTAAAGTTTTCGTAATCACCAGATTTAGAGAACCATAAAGTTTGAGGATTTGATTTGCTTCCTGCAAACACTAATCTTTGTTCATAAAAAGAAACTGTAGAAGGATAACCTGTTGTTTCAGACCAAGCTCCTAATGACCAATCTGCAGTAGCCGCTGTACCTGATAACGTTTCAATTACATCTGCCACAACTACTGTTGTGTTTGTTACTGAAGTTATTTCTGCATGACCATTTCCAGTTCCTAAATGAACTAATCTACCAACATCTGTTGATTGAAAACCTGTGTTATTATTTATTCCAGTTATTGCTGACGCAGTAATTGTAATTCCATTACCAGTTGTTGCTGATGGAGTTAATGTAGTTGTGGAAGTATTATGATCTAAAAATGGTCCATTATCAAAAAGAACTTCTTCTATTGTCCAAGATGTATGACCAGTTCTAGAAAGTTTTCTTATAGAATAATTTGGATGGCAGATATACATAACATCTGCTGATTGTGCATATTTTAAATTAGGTAAGTCTGCTTCTAAATATGGAGTTGCTATTTCATAAGGAGAACCAGAAGAAGTTATAACTCCATTGTTTTTGTAAAAACGAATATACTGATTTCCAAATTCTAAAATGTAAGTTTGTGTTGTTGAAAATTCAAAAGGAATAAGTCTAGTTTTTTTTGTGCTATCTTTAACTTCAGCTACAAATGTTGTTCCTGATCTTCTTGCTGCTGAACCATGAGGATAAACCACCATGTTTTGTAATGTCTTACATCCTGAAGCATATTTAGATAAATCATTTCTTCCATCTAAACGAGGTGATAATTCTCCAGCAGTAAAGTTAGTTAACTGGACGGAAACTCTAGCCATTTTTTATAGCCTTGATGTTAAGAATTGATTAGAATCTACAAAGTTTGGATTATCACTATCTAATAAAATATTTTGTCCCTCTGTTGCATCTACGAACCTAGCGTCTTTTAATTTAGTTTGATACAAATTATACATTTGTGTAGCAACAGGATTTGATGATGTGATTGCATAAGCAATGTCAGCAGCCAAAGCAGCAGAAACAGTTTCTTTTAAAAGTTCATCATATTCATTTGGATCTTCTACTCTTGCAACATATAAAATTTTCATTGAATCAAGATTAGACACAATCTTTCTTCCTTCTACTCTGTAGTTATATGAAGAATCGTAAATTGATATTAATCTTAAACAGTCAGATGGTAACGTAAATTGTTTTTCAAAACCCCACGCAGGAGTTGCAACATCTGATGCAAGTTCAATTCTTTTTTGTAAACAGTTCCATGGATGACTTCTAAATACCGCATCTCTAACGCTTGTATATCTTGCATTACAAAGTCTTGCGTTTTTAGAATCTTCTGTAAGCGATAATATTGTTGATGCGCCTAATTGGTTTAATGCTGAATTACAAATATCTACTACTGATGCCATGTTAATCCTTTTTTATAATATATTTCCTTCTAATCTTTCTTGGAGTTACTTTAGCAAATATCTCCGCTTCTGTTAATTCTAGATCTTTATCAAAACCATGATGTGCATTTTGAGTGTGTTTAAATCTATCAACTAACACATAGCGATAGATATAGTCTTTATTTTGAAAATGTAAAATTGTTTTTAATTCGTCTAGTTTTTTCATATTTAAGATAGTGGGGATTGCTCCCCACTAAATTACGATATTACGCTTCGTGAGCTTCGATTTTAACTACTTTAGATTCATCCATTCTAGTCGCACCGAATGCAGCAGAATAGTAAACTTGTGTAGCATAACCTTTGTCAGCTCTTTCATCAATTCTAGCAGTTACATCTTTACCAACGCCAAGAAGTAATCCATCTTGTGCGAAAGCAATCAATGATCTTTTAGAACTAGCGATAGCTAATCTGTTAGAAACGATAAAGTTAAATCCAAGGAATGAATTAACATCACCCATAGCAAGAGCTTTAACAGTGTTAAAGTCGCTAGAAGTAACTTCAGTTGTTCCTAATAAGTCGTCGATTTGTTTTGGACCAACGATTATGAATCTAGCTATAGAAGGATCTACATCGTTTAAATCAAGAATTTTTTTAGCTTGTCTTAATTTAGCGATTGTTAATCCACCTGTGCTAGCTTCAGTTATGATTTGACCAGCTGGTAATGCAGTTGAAGTTCCACCAGCAACGCCAGTGTATGCAGTTCCAGTTGCAGCAGCAATGATCGCATCATCCATAGCTCTTCCCATAGCATAAGCAGCAGCTTGTGCATAAGAAGAAGTTGGATCTGCAAGCATTCTTACTTTGTCTAGATCGTCGATTAAATCAGCAAATTCATAATCCGCAAGAGAAACTCTTCTACGAGAGTGAGGAGTATCAGCCTGTGGAGTGTCTGAATGTCTGCTTGATCTTACTGTAGCAGTAACGCTTCCGATTTGATCGAAGAAAGCATTTTTACCTACTACTGATTCAACTCTAACTTTATCTCTTAATAGAGATCCAGTTTGTTGAGATAGCAATTGTACGTTAGCAGAATACTGCTCTACAAAAGCTGTAGTTATTTGTGTTGACATTTATTTGTCTCCATTTGTTATGTTAGCGTTAATTACTCACCATTGAGCAATCAACAAAAGTTAAAACAATCAGAGAAGTTCTCCATTTTACAATAGGCTCTCTTGCATTTAACCTCTGTTAGAGGGAAGTCTATTTCTTTCTGTCAGTGAGGTTCTTTTGGAATTGTCTCACAACTAATAGATGATTTATTAAAAACCACCTATTAGTTGTGTATTAGTATAAATTATAAAAAAATCAATAACTAAATACTATTATCTTTGTGCGTGCTTTAATTCTCTTAAAGCTAATACATGAGCTACAGTTTTCTCATGATCCGGATCCATTCTATTCCAGAATGCACCTTTTTTATTATTAGTTATTTCTTTAATTTCAGCTTCAATATCTCTAGCTTTAGTAATGTTATCACTTCCTGCGCCTACTATTTTATCTTCAGAAAGTAATCCAGCTATATTAGCAAATGCTTTTATAACTTTAACATTATCTCCAAGTCTTGATCCATCTCTTAATTGAGTATCAAGAACATCAGAGCCTAAATATGTTTTAGCAATAGAAGCAGCTTTCTGAATATTTTCGTCATAGGATTTACCCCATTCTTTACGAAGTTCATTAGCAGCATTAGCTTGAGCTGATTCCATAGTTATAGACATATCTTTTGCTCCAGATTCTAAAGTTTGTTTATAAAACTCTAATATGCCTTGAGCTTGTGAATTGTTTAATCCTAACTTATGTGCATTTTCTGCAAAACCTTTGATAATATTTTCATCAACTACTGCAGCTTCTGTTTTAAGTTCTAATTTATATTTATCAGGAGACTCTGGTCTTCCTAATTTATTATAAACTTCATTCCACTGTTCTTCAGTTGCATTTTTATTTGGCAATGGAATTTTATCTGATCCAATCATAGATACAGCATTGATATAGCTTTTTGCTAACGCATCAATTTCTGTAAATTTTTCTATATTTGGATTTGTTCTATATTGTTCAGAGATAGAATTTTTCCAAGATACAGGTTGAGTTGATTGTGATGTTGTTGTGTTTACTGTTGCAGTTGTTTCTTTTGTAGGTTCAGTTGCAACAGGCTGAACGTTTTGTTCAGTTGTCTGTATTTCTGACATTTATTTTCCTTTTTGGTTTTCATTAAGCAGCATGTTTTTAATAAATAGAAGAACGCTGCGTTGTCCCTCCATGTATGCACTCTCATGGCTATCACCTCTTACGTTGGTGGTAACATTGTAGTGGCATCTTTTTTCAAGATCAGACATAACTTGTTTGCCTGCATCTGTCTCAAATACTAATTTATAAAATTCTTTTAACTGTTTTAAATGATCTTCCATTAATTATCCTTTCGTTTGTTATTATGAATTTACTAACGCTTTTGCTTCCTCCGGTAATGCTTTAGCAAGTGGAGCTATTTGACCACCAGCTTGAGCTATTTGTTGCATTTGAGCAAGTTGCTGTTGTTGCATTGCTTGTTGTTGTTTTTGTTGTCTAATAGCATTTACTTCTGCTTTAGAATTTAAAACTTTAGCAGGTACTCCAACAATGTCAGCCAAGTGCATTACTAAATTATCTATATTAACAAAATCAAATACAGGAGCTACTTGTGATAACGATCCAAATATTTCAATCGCTCTCATAATAGATTGTAGTTCAGAAGATCTTTGTGCTTTAGCTAATGGAGACACATATTCAATTTGAATATCTTTTCCATTTAAGAAATCAGGAACTGGTCTAAATAATTTCTTTCTTAAAATAATTGCAAACGTTCTATCAATAAGTGGTTTTAATAATTCAGATTGTAATCTTCCAAGAACTGGACCAAGCAATCTCATTTTCTCTTCATTACGCTGAACAACTTCTGTTGCAGTCATAGCTGGACCATTCTGCATCATTAATTGATTTACATAGAAAGTATCTCTAATTGCATTTCTTCTTTGCTCTTCCATGTTTAAACCCAATGGATTATTAGCGCCAATATTTAATGGTTCAATTCTGTCTCTTGTTCCAGATCTATAAAAGTTTAATCCACTTGGCATAGTTTTAACTGGTAATATAAATCCATCATCAGGAACCAACAGTGGAGGATCAACTTGTTTCTGTGCAGCTTTAATAGTTGTCTTACACATTTCATTTAACATCTTAACATCTGGCAATGCAGTCATTGCAGGTGATCTTCCATAGATTTCAAATGACGCTTTTAAATATCTTGGAACAACATAAGGGAATTCATTAAAACCAGATTCAGAAATTTGTTCTTTAGAATCAATTTCAATATATACAGATGCGTATTCCATATTCTTTGCATCTTTCTTTTTAGGATCAAAAGTATCTCTTGGATAAACTACATGCAGTAGCTCAACTTCTTCAAAAGGATTTTTGTTTGCAATAGCTAAAAGCTTTGATGAAACATTATTCGCACCAAATTGTGTTACTGCTGATCTTGCAGATATTTTAAATTTTCTAAATATAGTATCAATCTTACCTTTATTGTTTTCTGAAATATAAATTTCACCAATGTGTCTTGTTGAAAATCTTACAACATCTTCTGCATCTTCTTCTATAAACATTGCAGCTGTACCAAACGTAATTAAGTCATGATACAATTCAAATATTTCTTGTTGGAAGTTTGAACGATTAAATATTTCATACATTTTTTCTGTAGTATCTTCTAACCATTCATTAGCAGCATCTTCATCTTCGCCACCTTCAATATTTTTAAATTTAAGAGAGAACCATGGAGTAGATGGATTAGTTAACATTCCATGTAGTGATGCAGATAATAATTCAACAGCATGTAGAGGTGATGAATCAAATATTACTTCTGTTCTTTTATCTCCTTGTGATCTTGTTTTAGTTACGTCTGCTTTTCTAGGCATCATATAATCAGCAACTTCTTGCCAATGTGATTCCCAATTTTGACGTTGAGATTTTAATTTGCCAAATCTTTTTAATAGTTCTTTTGATAAATCAGTTTGTGCCATTATCCGCCTAATAAAGTTTTAGATTCTGTATTTAAAGATCCACCTGATCCAAGACCATCAGTTAATATAGTTGGAGATTTACCACGTCTTCTTTTAACTGATTGAGTAGCATCAGCTGCAGATGATTGAGATACAACAGCTGTTGATGGTGCAGCTTGTTGAGCAGGTGCAGGTGATGGAGATGATTTAAAAGGATTTGGTACTACGCCACCCATAATTAATTACCTTTTGTTAAAGACGATTTAGTTTCAGAAACAGTTTCTTTTACAGTTTCAGATTTAGTTTCATTAGAATTATTTTCTTTAACTTCTTCTTTTTTAGAAACTTCTGCGTAAACTTTCTTTGCTTTCTTTTTTAATATTTCTATTACCATGTTATCCTCCTAATAATGTTTTCTTTTCTACAGTTGTTTGATCGTTTTCATTCAACAAGTCTGTAGTTAATATTGTTGATGCTCTACCTTTTCTTCTTCTTTCAATCGCAGCTTGTTCGGCAGCAATTCTTGCTTCCTCTTCTGGAGTTAATTTATTTGTAGGTGCTGGTGGCAAAGGTTGCACTGGTGGCAAACTTGGCATCTTCGGCATTAAAAATCCCATATTATATAATCCTATAATTGTTATCTGCTACATTTTGTGGAGCAGATTGTCTAGTGTTTATTTCCTGTAAACCAACTGCAAGATATCTCATTGCATCACAAGCATGAGAACTCCAGTCGTGTACAGGTTTAGATTTAAACATCCTGTTTTTATCTATATACTTTCTGTGATAATGTCTTAACGCATCTATTAGCTTTTTGCAACTATCTGTATCAATATAGCATCTTGGTAATGTTAACGCTGTAGCGTGTATGCCATCCTCTAAAGGAATCTTTGGAACAACTTTAAATCTTAATCCAAGCTGATAAGCTATTTCTCTTCTGGTCTTACCATTACTAAAATCAGTAACTTCAATATCATGAGGTGCAAAGTGATCTTTGTATATGTAATCTTTGGCTTGAATGACTTGAACATAATGAGGTAAGCCTACTCCTTTTTCTTCGTAGTAATCTATTATGTTTATTGCGCTACCATTCTGTTGAAAAAATATAATAGCCGAATGATCCGATACTCCTAGATCCCATGCTGTAGAAACAGGTAAAGCTGGATTATAAGGAACTCTTGCCAATTGCTGCTTATCTTCCATTTTAGCTATAATGTCTCCATAGACAGCTCCTTCAATATTCGCAATCCAATCGCATTCAAATTCTTGTTGATACTTCTTTTCTCCCATTACCTTCTTTGCGGCTTCTAATTCTTCTTGATCTACTATTTTAGTTTCAGATGCTTTAGCTTTATAATAAAACCAATCAGGATCACCTTGTGCATGCTGGTATAATTCATAGAAGTTATTATTAGTTCCTTGCGGCGTTCCGATAAATACGCACCATCCCTTTCTATCCGATAATGCTGGTCTTATAATTTCTGTAAATAGCTTTCCTTGTATGTTCGCATATTCATCAATAACGCAGCCATCAAGATATATACCTCGTAATCCATCAGAGTTTTCAGAACCTAACAATGTTATTCTTGCGCCATTAGGTAGATCGCATCTTAATTCTGTTTCATTAAACTTAACATTAGGTATTAGCTTTGTGTATTGTTTCATATAATCCCAAGCTATAGATTTAGCCTGTTTGAATGTGGGTGCTATATAGGCGTATCTAGGTGATTTCTCTGTAGAACGTAAAGCCGACATAAGTAAATGGTTTATCATACATACAGTTTTACCAAATCTTCGGTGGCAGACTAAAACAGACCAACGATATTCTTTTATGTTAAAATGTAATTCAACTTGCTGTTCTCTTGGAAAGTATGGAACTTTATAATTAATCTCTCCGTTAGTTATTATTGTTTCTTTCAATTGTGTCATTAGTGAATAGATTTAGATCTAGCATCATTTATTATTGCGTTCTCAATATTCAAGATCATCATAAGATATGTACTGAACATAGACGAATGTTCTTTATCTTCAAAACCTGAAAATTTTATTGTTACGCTATTATCTTTCTCAATGAAAACTACTGCCTTAACTTTAGACGCATAGAATTCATCATTGAAGTCATCTTCAAACATTTAAAAACTAATATATCAAAAGGTAGGCTTTGCAATAGGAAGGTGTGGGTTGTTTATGGGGATAGCCTGTGTGTTGCCGGCAAAAACGAGACGTGGCTCAAAAGATATCTTTAGCTCCCATGTAATACGATACTGCGTCATGCGACTCAATCTTGGGTAATATGGGGGGTAGCATTTTCAAAATATAACCTCGTTGCACGCTCCTTCCTGCTCGTTTAGCTGTTCTAGAATAGTTGACAGCGTTAATTGATAAGTTATCAGTGTCATCTTTATTACACTTGGCACGAGAACATAGGGACGAGAAACGAGAATCTGTTGCATTTATGCAACTGTTGCATTTCCGCCACTATACACATATTAAAGTTGAACTGAATTTGCTTCGTATTCGGATGTTTTAACAACTTCATATAATAGGAGTTATAAATATATTTTGAATATTATTACCCCTTTAGATTTGAAAAAAAGTGTAACTTTGTAACTTTATGCATATTATCCTTATATACCAACACTTCTAGAGTTACATTTTGGTTACAAAGGTTACATTTTTGAAATGAAATCGTTTATTATTCTTTAATACCAACGCTTCTAGAAGATTTTAAAAACGTAACCAACCATTATAAACGTTTATTTAATCTCATAAAGTATTTGAAGGCTTTAAATGACTGCTTTTTGTATGTTCTTATTTTGTTCTATTATTACTTTTTACTACCTTAAAAATAACGTTAAATAATGATTATAATTTCAATATTGCTGTATATTTACTTTTTTTTACTCGCACAATTTAAGGTAACAAATGTTCTATATAAGTGAAATATTTACCCCTCTATTGGTTATTATTTCTAAAAATTTAGCTTCAACTACCGAATACAGTCAACTTTTTAACTGCTATTTTGTACGCTGTGGCGTTTCCTTATTTAAAGCCATTGAATAAACCGCTAACGCCAAAGGTTATTTTTTCATGGCGTTCTAAAAATCTTCTATTGTTATTGTGTACCAATGCTTCTAAACGATTTACGCCACCAAAACCACACGCCACCGACTAAAGTAAATTATTTTTTTTTATTACTACCCCTAAAATTCCCCTTATAGTATGGCGTTCTTATTTTGTTCTACTATCATTAAAAATGGCGTAAAATATAGGCTTTAAGAAATACACATTTAAAATCAATAGGTTACTATTTTGTCATCTTTTTATGGTTGAAATAATATTATT